CACATCCCGTTCACGGCTTCCGCATATTGCTCTTGCGTAATTTCAATCGCATCAGAAAACGGCTCGGTGGAAATTTGTCCGTTGGCGGCGTATGGCATTATTTGACTCTCATATAGTAAGTGACACCGATGTTTTTAGAGCGGGTCTCATTGCCGATGCGCGGAGCACCGTTTGTGCCGTCAGTGACGGGGTCGCCTGTCGTAGCCGACTGCCCGATGCCGCTCGCTGGAGCTGGGAGCTGCCAGCTTTGTGCCGAACTTAGCGATATGAATGCTGTTGCAGGGCTAAGCGGCGAATGGCGATGGCCATGCCCTTGGTCGGCCTCAATCCCACCGCTGTTACCCGCGCGCAAACTGCGCCGCTCAGTGTTGATAAGTTGCACTGTTTGCCCATTGATTGGGCTGCCGGACAAACTTACAACAGCCGTTGCAATAACAAGTGGTGCCGAACCCGTGACGCTCTCAGAAGTTAGCACTCCGGTGTTGTAAGCGTCTGCAGCCGTCATCTTGATATAGCGGTAAGCGCTGTTGTTGGTCGGTGGCTGGCTTACACCTGCGATATTATCAAACACAGCGATGGGCACACCCACTGGCTGGTAAAGCCAGGGATCGGCCGCGACTGTCGGCGGTAACGGATCACGTAATACAAAATCAGTGCCGTCGTATTCAATGTCGCCGAGCTGGCCCACAGCAAATACTGCAGCTACCTTGGCGCCAGTCGAGTCGTACTGTTTAAGGTTCTGGGTGCCCCTTCCGGACACGTTAATGGTGTCGTTACCGGTACTGTTCTGGCTGAACTTCACCCGAAATCGCAGCGGAGCTGCGTATGCGGAAATCGCTGGAACCGGAGCGAGCGTAAGCGCACCAGGAACGCCAGAAGTTGTAAACGCGGTAAAGGCCTGGGACTGGGTAGCATTTGCGAGTTTCTTTGCAGTAACAGCGGCTGCGTCATCAACGCCGGCGTTGACAATGGTCTGTGTGGCGATCTTCAACCAACCGAAAGCGGTCTCCGTCGCTTGTCCGATATAATTGGCTAGCTTTTGAGCAAGCTTAAGTGGAGTGATGGCAGTGGAGTCATCAGTCCCTGCGATAGCTTGCGGATTCGTCGACAGCTTCAAGATGCCGGCGGCTGTCTCGCTGGCTTGGCCGGCCGCACTACTTTGAACAATTTTGGCAATCGCCAGAGCCAACTGGTTGTATTGCCCTTTTGCCGGGGTTATTCCGCCGGCGGCCAAAACGTTGAGATTCTCCATCATGAGCATGTTCATAAATTCGGCGGGGAGAATCGTCGGAGCTGCGCCCGTCGCTGGGTTGCCGTCTGTGAAGAACCCCACAGTACCCGGCGAGGTGCTGGCCGGGAGTAGCGGCGCAACAGACGAGTTATCAATTTGATACATCTAGGGCCTCACGAATAATGGAACTGCAAGATGGTGTGTGCTGGTTTGGCTTCGGATAGCTCGCACTCGAGGACTTTGTTTCCCCAGGACGACAACGGTTCGCCGGCGGCCGATTGCCCGGCCCGGAAATAGTTGACGGTGTTGAGTTTGGTGTTGATAGACCAGGTGAAAAACCAGTCAGTACCGCCGAGCTGCTGACCGCAGACGCTTTGCCCGCAACGAAACGGCGCGTACTGGGTGATGGTCACGGAGTAGCCGAGGCCGAGCGCATAGGCGATGAAGAACTGCATCGACTGGCCGCCGGTGCTGGTGAGCCGCGCCACGACCTGGTTGCGGCGCCCATGAAATGTGGGTGCCACGCCCGCGCAGGGATCTGGCAGGCCAAGCGTCTGTTCCCACTCGGTCAGGAAGTTGACTGTGGTCGAGGGGAACATGTCGGTGAGCAGACCGAGGCCTGCATCACTCAAACGCTGAAACGTCGGGGCAAAACAGGAAACCGCCTGGGCCTGAACACTCGAAAGCTCTTTGGGCCAGACCCGGCCGCGAGGCAACAGCCCGAGCAGCGCTGACGTGAAGTCGGCACTGGTGAACGAATACTTGGACATGGAGGCCTCACGCATACATGACGGGGCCCAGAGTCGGCAGATGGCCCAGCGTGTTGGGGATGTTGGCCACCGGGGACGTGATCACGAATCCCTTCGTGCCGGCGATTGCTGAAATCGCGGAACCGACATCCGAGAGGTCAACTGCCGACCCATCTGTCAGCGGAGCGCCCTGCTCCGTCAAGACTTCCGCGATTGCCAAAGCAATGGCAGCGCGGGTTGCAGTACTGGCGCCGGTGAGGCCTGTCAGCGTGAAAGGGATAGGGTTCGCTAATGGCGAGCAGACATAGGTCATCGCCGTCACGGGCTGCTCGACAAAGATGCTGTTGGCCACGGCGAGTTGGTCGCCGGAGGCAAGGTTTCCAGAGGTGACCCGGTTGTCGTTGGCCGAGACCCCGTTCGTGCCTTGAGGGAAGCCCTGATTCGCTGAGTTTGCTCCGTCGAACATCACGTATACGACGACGGTGCCTGTGCCGAAGCTGTTCGGCGAACACCACGCACGGGTAACGCCAGGCACAGCCAAGGCCCATGCCACGTAGTCGTTTTGGGAGCCGCCATTAGGCGTGCTCTGGTATGCCGCCAGCATCCGTGCGAATAGCGAGTCTTCTGTTTCCTGGTCGAAGCCGTCGGTGATAACCGCGGTAACGGCGCCGCTTGACTGCACTCCGGGAATTGAGGCCCCCAAAGTCATCAGGCTGTCCACCGGGGTATTGCCCGCCGAGCCCGCGATATCTGCTGTCACCGTTACCGCGATTGAGCCGCCGCTCCCGGCCGTGACTGTCGCTTGTGTTGTGAATGTCGCCGAGTCACCTCGGACGATTTGCGTGCCTTCGTCGATGATCGCGCGGGCGCTGGCCGGCAGTGTCACCACCATGCTCGCCTGACTCGCATCTTTTTGATAGACGTTCTTGAGCGCTGCCCAGGCTTGCAGGAACTCGCCGGACGCCGTGTACGGAACCCCCTGCTTCGCGATCCAGTCCAGATAGCCGTAATTCAGGTGGTCAAGGCCAGCCAGCGCCTTACCCAAAATCGAAACATTTGAAAAGCGAAGAAGGCCATCGGCCGTGGGAAGACCCGATGTGATATCTGCAGCGACCCGCGATCGCAGGTCAGAGAGCGTGGGTCTCGAAAACGGCATGGTTGATAAACTCCAGGCAATAAAAAACCCGCACTGGGCGGGCCGGTTTCAACAGGCGGTGTCAGGTCTGACGCCACACCCAGTTGAACTTGAGATCGGTGGTCGTTCCGTCTGTGCGGGTGATCCGAACAACGGAATACAGCGTGCTTTTACCTCCAATGGTGGTGGCCACCTTCACGCCGGCGGCAACCTGGTCATCGATGATCCACTGCAGAGCCTCTTGCATGTAAATCTGCGCAAGGTTGGCTACCTTGGCATCCAGCCGCGAGCGATCAAGCAGCCAAAGTCGAGAGCCAATCGGGACGTCTTCACCTTCATCACCCCACCAGCCCCGGCGATCCGTACCACCATCAGGCGGAACGTCATCCGGGTTGGCGAGCCGATCCGTGAACAAGCTGATCAGCACGGCTGTGGCCAGGTCATCGCCGCTGGCCAGCGCACCGCCACTGATTGACCAGTCGCCGGTGCCGCTCTCCACAATCCAGATTGTCGTGATATCGGTCATTGCAGTTGGTCCGGTACAGGGCTGGACGCGTGGTGGTGCCCGTTGTAGATGGTGCGCATCTGCGCCACGGTATGCGGGTTGGTCTGATAGTTGTCCTGGATATCACCGCTGACCTTGAGGATTGGCGTCTGCATCACCACGCTGTTCGAGGCATTGATGGTCACGACGGTGGCATTGTTGACCGTCACCGGGCTGCCAGCGGCCTCGATGACGATGCCCGCGGCATTGGTGAGGTAGACGTGTTTTCCCTGCAGGTCGTACAGCATGGTTTCGCCCTTGGTCAGACCCAGCGGACGACTCGCCTGGTGCCCGGTCGCAACCACGACACCTTTCGAACGGTCCCCGCCAAGGAAGACGACCAGCACGTCTGAGCCGTCCGGCGGTACCGAAGTCAGGCCAAACTCGGCAATTCGCGGCGTATCGTCCCGCGTCTCGTCATCATTAAGGGAGATCTGAAGTAACTGTGCCGGCTGACTGTCATCGGCGAAGGTGATGCGGCCCCAGCTCGACATCAACTGAATTCGGCGCCAGAGGCGCTGCATAATTCCTTCTGCGTCAGTAATTCCGGTCATTGATGCACCTGGGCGACATCGCCAAATAGAGGGGTCAGGTTGATGGGTTGCGGCACGAATGCTGATGGCGGCATGAGCGTTAATTCGGCAGTCGTTCCCCGACCGTTGGCGCGCAGAAAGGTTACCTCGGTGATCAGCAACTCTGCGTAGTTCAGGTTGAGTCTCGGGAGAGACACAGGAACAAGCGTATTTGGCTCCCACAAGGCTCCGGACTCATCTCTCCAACTGTCGGTGACCAAACGAACAACCATCGACCGCCCGGCTCGACGCGCGGCCTCCCAATGAGCCCGCTGAATGGCTATATCATTCCCAAGTCCGCCGCCCTCGGAAATAATGACCATTCGCCGATGGCGCAAACAGTTTGGATCGGTCGCTACACCAAGTTTATTGCCGGCCTCGCCCGCATCCAGATAAGTCTGAGTTGACTGAATGTAGGCTCTGTACTCGGAGTAGCGGAGATTTGCCGAATAATCGATATATGCGTTCTGAACATTTACGCCCTCAGCAAATCCGCTTACTACTGCGTGATTACTGGTTTGGGAAAGATACAGCCCGCCGTCTGGCAAGTCGTAAGCAAGTACAGCCGAGCCTCTCGCCACTCGGTCAATAATTTCGAACGCTGACTCGCCCAGCATTATATTTATTTGCGGCAGTATTGGTAATTCGTCGGAGGCCATACTGCTGGTGACTTGTATCCCTTCGGGCTTTCCGTTAACGACAGGGCCGTATGCTGACGCAAGGCGCTTAGCGATACCCAACACATTTGAGTTACTGATCTGCCCCCCTGGCCACTCTGCAGCACAATCCACCAGATCAGCACACTTGGAGCGACCAGTTAATCTGATCGAGTGGTCTGATGGACCGAAGCTTGGAATGTAGTGGTCTATATAGCCCGTTATGACGAGATCGTCTCCCAGCGCAACCGCACACGATGAGCCGGGGATAATTCCCAGATCGGCAAGCTCGCCCTGGTAAAGCTCTGTCATCCCGATACTGAAGTCGCTGGGTACCCGCTCGATTCCGCGAGTCACGCGAATATCGGTCCAGCCAGTGATGGCAATCTGCCCCGAGGATATGGTTAGATCATCAGTCATGGCGCTGCCTTATAGATGTCAAGGGTGCACGCTCAGGATAAAAACCATAAGCAAGGGGAAAGTATGAAACGGCACGTTTGGAAAGTAATTTTTATTGCATTAATTCTTGGGATGTATCTGTTAGCACAAAAAGTCTCTACCAATAATGATTTCGAAAACAAAAGCACCGCACTAATGAAGCAGCAAGGATTGAAGATAATAAGCGCGCTCGACCAATCTCCCGGCTGCAAAGGCATGTACTCTCTGCAATCAACCTCATTCAAGCAAGACTCTTTCTTTAGTACAACAGGCAAAGGAAGATCATTTTACACCGACAACAAAAACAACATTCTCGATGTGGATTGGAGTGCTGAAATTGTTGACGACGGTAAAATGATTTTTGTTAAAGCTAGCGATACAGCTTCACTCCAAGCCAAACTAACCGCATTATTGTTTACTTCGTGCCAAGCTTCGTAACATACCAATCTTTTTCATGGGTTATTTCGCTAACGCCGCAACCGATCCCGGCATGAACGCCGGGTGAATCGGGTTTGCCTGCTGGATCAGTTCGTCAGACCGCGTCGCGTCCTGGTACAACCGGTTGGCCATCACCAGCGCCGGGAGCTGAGTTTTGAAGGTGAACACCTCCAGGCTCGGCAACGTGGCCCCGGTGGTGGTCAACGCGCCCACGACAGCCTGACGCAGATCGATCAGCGCGTTGTAGCTGTCGTCGTCGCCCGTATCGCCGGCAACCAGAATCTCGGCATCGAGGAAGCCGGTCACCGTGTTCATGGTGGCAATGGCCTGATCGTAGGATTGCGGAACGTAGGTCGCGACCACTTGGCCGATCGCCGCCAGAGCGGCCCGGCGCAGCAGTGCGGCGGTGGCGTCCTGCGCCGTAGCCTTTCCGGTACCAATGGCACCGCTGCCGCTGAATGCGGCCGGTGTATAGCTCGCCAGTGGGCCGAGCAGTGAAATGGCATTGCCAGGGTCAGCAATGGCGGCGACAAGGGCAGTCATGACGCCCTGCACCGCGTCAGTAAACGCCTGACCGCTGCTGGCATCCAAATTCGCCGCCGCGTTGGTAAGAGTATTCATTGCGACATCCACTGCCGTCCGATTGGCCGTATTCTTGGCAATCAGATCGGCCATGGTGGCGCTGCTGTCCTTGGCCTTTTTACTGTTGATCAGCGCGCTGCTGACGTTAGCGTTTGCATAACGGCCGTTGTTGCCGGTCAGTAGCGCGCCCAGGCTGCTGATGCTGCGGATATCGTGAGTGACACGGCCGACCATCACCTTGAAGTCAGCAATGACGCCCATCACCATGCTGACGATGGCTTTGCCGAACTTGATGACCCCCTCCACGACATTGATCACCGCCGTCACGCCGCCGATAACCTTCTTAACGAAGTCTAGCGCCGACGAAAGGCCCAGCGCGGCAGCCAACTGATCTAGTAGGCTGCCGGTGGACGTTGTGATGGCCGGGAAAACCCGGTCGCCGGACTCGATGAACGTGAAGCTGATCTCGAAGTACCGCCCCATGTCCCAGCGCTCTATCACGCTGAGGCCCTGGTCCGGAACGCTGACTTTCAACGCACCCAGCGTCGGGTGCATCAAAGCTCCTGGCCCCGGTTTCTCTGCGGCGCCCACCAACGCATCGCGCTGAGCAAGGACATTGCCGCCGCCGTAGATGATGCTGTCAGTCACCAGAAAGCCCGTCATCCTGATCCGGCGAGTCGAGCGCCCCATGTCCTCGACATAGGGTTTATCGCGACCTGGATATTCGTGCATTGCAAGGCGACGTCCGAAGCGCGCATCGCCGCCATAGACCGCGAACGGCACACCCCGAAACGACGCTTGATTAAGCGAATCAGCCCAGCTCCTGTTGGAGTCTTCCGCGATCTGAATGATGTCGGAAAGCAAACTCATGCGATGTTCCCCACTCCAGAATGCGCAATGCGGCTGGATGCCTGGACGTTGCCATCCGCCTTCACGTTGACCTTCGTGCCTTCCGGCATGTTCTTGTGTTCGATTTCGACCTTCACTGTCCCGCCAGTATTACCAGCGGCTGCACCATCACTAGGGTCAGCCGGTTTGGTGTATGGTCCAGTTGGTGCTAGCTGAGGAAGATCCAATTGATTGGCCAATGCGCCACGCGTTGCGGCTTCCCTGGCCTTCGCTTCGTCATCCAGACCAGGACGCAGCCAGCGGCGCGAAGCAATTTCACCGGCAGACTGCGCATCAGTAGCGCCCATCAGCAATTTACCCGCAGAGGCTTCCTTGCCTTGAGTTAGTTCGTAGTTGGCAAATTCAAGCTGCTTCAGGCGGTCAGCCCGATCATCAGTGATCTTGAAACCAGCCCAGTTTTCAAAGTCCTTTTGACGGTCAGGGTGTAGCTGGAAGATCCCCCGCGCAGTGGGGCCGGTCAGCCCCCAGTCGCCAGTCGCCTTGGGGTCAAGATTACTTTCGGCGATGCCATTGCCGACGATCCCGGCAGCTTGCGCCTTGGTCCATCCCATGGATCGGAGATAGTCCATCGCAAAAGACGCGGTATCCTCGTCAGCCCCCTTCAACTTTCTCCAAGCATCTGAAATTGCCCGCTCGCCAGCTTGCTGACCAGGCGTTTGCGAGCCTGTAGGCGCAAGGCCTTGGCGCGCACGGATCTTGGCTACTTCCTTGTCTTCTCCGTCATTTAGCGTCGGCGAATAAAGCATTGCACCTATACCCGTCCCGACTGCAGCTGTGCCGGCGCCGATCCAGCCGAGCAAGCCTCGACTCGCCGCTGCAGCCTCTGTAGCCGCGCCAGCCTCCGCTGCGGCAACCTTCCAGCCGCTGAGAAGCCCAGTGAAGGCCAAAACCCCTGCACCAGCGGTCAATAGGTTTGCGCCCAGGGACAGCACACTGACAATCAAGCCTGCGTTCATCACTCCTAGGACAAGCAGCGCGGCGTTTTCCCAGCCACCGAGAAAGCCAACAACTTTTCCAATACCCTCACCAAACTTGACGAGACCATCGCCGACGCCCTTCCAGTCGATAGTGTTGACCCATTTGGCAAAGCCCTTTGCCCAATCGCCAATGTCGGTAGCAATCAAATCCCTATTGGTCGCAAGCCAAGTTGAAAACTGATCGATTAAGGGCTGCATGACCGGAATCAGCTTGTCGCCAATGGAGTTTTTCACCCCATCCACCGCGATTCCTAGCCCCGCCAGGCTCATAGAGAATTCTTTG